TATACCTCCTAAAATACCTAACAATGTAGGCATATTACCTATAAGGCCTACAAATAAATCTTTTGCTTTATCTACTGCAGCATTAAATTTTTCTTGTTGAGATAGTCTCAAGAGCGAGGCTTTGGCTTCTTCGTCATTTACTGCTTGAGATAAGAGGGCATCTGCTTCTTTAAATTTTCTTTGTTCAATTAGTTCTTGTCTTTTCTTCTTTATATTATCAAGCTCTACTTTCCCTAAGTTACTTAAGTTTTGCTGTTGAAGTAATGTATTAGCTAATTCATCAGTAGTCATATTCATTGACTTAGCTAAAGCGTTTTGTGCTAAGACATTCATATTTTGAAAGTCTTCTAGGCTACCAAATTGCTTAGCTAATTCTTCTGCTGCTTCAACTGATTTTCCTTGGAGAGCTAACATTCTAGCTTTCTCAAGATTTAGTTCCTTACCTGTTAGCAGCTCAGCTTCAAGTTCTGCAGATATAGAGGATTCAAATTCCAGTAATCCTGAAGCCATTCCTGCTGTTTGGGCCATTGTGAGTCCAAGGCTTCTTGCTTTTACTACTGCTTCTCCTAATAATGTAGGGTTATTTTTATAGTTAGCAGCTAGCTGACCTGATATATTAGCTACTTCCTTAAGTACGTCTCTATTATCTAGTGTTACCCCGGTAGCTAATTTTAATGCTGTTGTTTGGCCAATAATACTATCTAGAGTATCATCTGCGGTTTGACCATTTACTCTTTGAAGTGTTGCTAATTTTGCTGCGTCTTCTGCTTGCAGGCCAACATTTTTAGTAAGTCTAACCTGGTCTTGTAACTCTTTTACTTTAAAACCTGCTGTGACTCCTGCTACTTTGCTGAGTTCTTGCTGTGCTCCAAGTAAGTTTTTGGTTGTCTGTACAACATTTAAGGTTGAATTTGCTGCATCTTGTAATTCAGCTCTAAAAGCTGATGCTTCTGCATAAGATTTACCTTGTGATTTACCAATTTCGGTAATTTGTCCGTCTAATTGGAATGCTATATTAAGTACTCCTTTAAATAGAGAAGCTAATAATCCTAGTTGTACTAGCGGTGAGCTAAATGATTTCCCTAATGCCTTCATTCCAGCTGCATTTGCCTCTGCACCGTCTTCTGTCGCTTCAAAAGCTTTTCGAGCTGCTTGTTCTGCTTCTTTAAAAGGTCCGGCTAATTTTCTAAGGCCAGGGATTGCAGATGACAAATCTGCTAAGGCAGTGAATTTTCTAGTAGCTTTAATAGCTCGCTCTTCAAAGTCTACTCTTTCTTTAATTTTATCGTTAATGTCTTCAATTACGTCCTTTTGATCAAAATAGTATGAGAGTATTGATTTTTGCTCATCTGTTAGTGTTTTGATTCGTTTTAAGTGAATAGCTACATTTTCTTGTATCTTATCTTCTTCTTCCCCTTGTGCTCTTTTACTTTCTACTAATGAATTTAAAGCACTAGCTAACTTATTACTATTAACTAACTCTTTAGCGGACGAATTAATCCTTTCTTTATTTTCTTTTACTCTTTTCTGAAGGTTTTGTAATTCTGTGGTGGAAAGTTTAGTAATTTCTTGTTCGTCAAATTTTAATCTTTCTACATCTTTAGTTAGTGATCGAAAAGCAGAACGGATTCCTGTAGTAGCAGTTTCTTGTCCTTTAAGTTCAGATGTTACTCCTCTAAGCCTTTCATATAAATTAGTAGCTGAACCTTCCATATCCGAAAGTGCTTTTTTAGCTCTTTCGATATCTTCTGGTAAAGATCTTAACTGACGAGTTGTTTCTTCATCTGTTAGTCTCAATGGGGTTTGATTCAGTTTCTTTCGTAGAGCGTTCAGCTCTTCAAGTAACCTCTTCCCTTCTTTTAAATCATCGTTTACTGCCATCTTTGTTTATATGGTATAAATAGTAAAGGCCTCTACTATTTAGAAGCCTTTGTATTATATGCCGGTCTAATATCTGGTCCCTTTATATCTTTATTGGGATTAGTATTTTTATTAGATACTTCCTCATTTACTTTTTCATAATGGTCTTTGAGTTTCTGAAATGTAAACCTTCTAAGCCATATAGGCATATTATAAACTGTTTCATAACTATACCCTCCATTCCCGTGAAATACAATTTCGTGTATTTGAGAAAAAATACCGTTTCTATGTTCTAGCGTCAGGCCAAAAAAAGTTTAGAGTGATCGGAAGATCGACGCCCTCCTCTGCGCCGTCTACATAGACAGTTAAATCTATATCTGGGTTGACTTTTGTATACTCTTCTCTTATTGCTCTAGCATCTTTAGCAAGTAGGTAGTTATCCACAAACTCTCTAATATCCTTTTTATCGGTTAGACCATTCACAGATGTTATCATATGCTTAAGCCTGGTGGTGCTAGAAGCAATATTGTCTTTGTTTATTTTCTGTAAGCCGGTTATTTCTCTTTCTATTGCGGTATCATCACCATGAGAGAGAAGTTTAAAAGTTACATTATTATCAGTATGAGGAAGTTGTAGATTAAATTCATTTTTACGATTTTCTAATAACGTATAATCTATTTCTTTACTTTTTAGTAGACTAAGATCTACTACTTCTTCTTTACCTTTAATTTGTACTGTATAATCTTTACCGTATGATAAAATTCTTGCAGCAATCATAATAGCATTCTTNTCTCCGTTTAATAATTCATTATACGAAACNCCTTCTGTNACAATNAGAGATTGTAGTAGTTTATCTATTACTACACCTTTTTGAATATAGTTTGCATTTGTAAGAATGTCTTCTTCCTTAGCNGTCATATACTTCATTTCGATAGTACCTTTNGCTAATGGAGAATCTTCAGGGTAAAGTAGACCNTTAGATGGTAATTCTACCGTTTCGGTAGGTAATTTAAATTTGGATTCCATAAATTTTATTTTCTAGTAACTAGTTCTAAATATAAATATAAGAATATTTTATTTTATAAACAACAAAAACCCGAAATTTCTTTCGGGTCTTTTTAAAGTATGTTGTTTTATCTTAGTAGTTTAAGATACAGTAATCCATTGCTACTGTAATGTTCAAGTCTACTACAGCATCTGATGACCAGTCAAACTGACCAAAATCTCCTGTTTGTAAGAATGCACCTTTTATAATCCATTCTCCTACGATATCTCCTACAGGACCTAAAATGTTTAAAGTTAAGTCTTTTTTGTAGAAATCTGAATAACCAGCTCTACCGGTTACTGATTCATAAGATAGACGTGCCCATTCCATTACAGCTTGTGCTCCTGATGGAGTGATTGGATCGTAAAGTGTCATAGTCATATCTGACCATTCTCTTTTTCCTCTAATCTTTCTGTATGAGTTGATGTGATCTAATTTAACTACGTTATCTGTAAATGTCGGAGCTTTTACGTTCTTAACCAAGAAGGAAGGAATACCGTCCATGTACATAACAAATCTGTTTTGTACTTTTGGTTCGAATGCTCTGAACATTATTTCGTTTGGATCTAATACTGCCATGTTATATTTGCTTTATTATAAATATCGTTTAAAAAATTATCCTGCGAAAGAAGCTCCTGTTGGTTCTACTACGAAGTCTAATACTATAAATTCTGCTGTTTTAGCTGGCTGTATAAAGATCTGACCAACTAATTGGTTTCTATCAATAACATCTGCTGTATTGTTAGTATCATCCATTACTACTCTGTACGCGTAAAGACCTTGTCTTTGTGTTACTGATTCTAAGTAAGGGTTAACTGTAGATAAGAATTTATTTCTTGTTGTAATTGTGTTTTGTTCAAATACTAAGTTTTGTGCTTGATCACCAATAAACTTCTTAAGGTCGATTAATAATCTTCTAACGTTTACTCTATCTAAAGCAGAAGCTTTAGTTTGTAAAGTTTTCTGTCCAAATACTGCTAAACCTGTTCCAGGGAAAGTAGCGATTGGGTTAACTTTACCGTTATATAAAGTATCTCTATCTGTTCTAGATAATTTTCTTTCTGCTTGAATTACTCCAACGATTCCTCCTCTTACAAGACCTGCTGGTGCGAACCAAGGTGCTGCTGCCCCGTCAGTGAAAGCGTAGATTCCTGGTATAACAACTGATGCTGGTACCCATACATTTTTACCTGTAGCTGATTGAGTCTGTAACCAAGGCCAGTAAGAAGCTGCATAAGAGCTATTCTGATCTGCTGCTTGTGTGGTTGTCTCTGCTACTGTAGCCCCGTAAGTTACTAAATCTAATACTGCGATACAATCTCCTCTAGATTCTGCAAGAGAGACGATGTTATCTATTTGAGTACCGTGAAGAGAGTTAATTAATCCTGGTGCTGAAATTACATTAAACTGATAATCATCTGCATTTCCTAATAAAGTAATAGCTTTATCGTATACTGCTGGTCCTACACCTTGTGTATTGTTTGCAGCTATGTTACCATAAAGTAAAGCTCCTCCTGCTACATCTCCAGTTGCACTAAAGAATCCTCCTTTTTGTGCTATAGGAAGTAAATCTGCGTAATTACTTCTTACAGTAACTCCGTCGTTTTCTAAGAAGTTAAGTGTAGGTGAATTAACAGCTGATACTCTAATGTAGTTGGATTTGTTAATATAATCTCCTGTTGAGACAACTTGTGTTCCGTCTCCAGATATTGCTTTAACTTGGTTACCAATTACCTTTTCTATATAGTTAGGAGAATTAGGATCTAATGATAAGTTATTAAACGATTCTAATACTACTCTATTCTTAGTATTATCATCTCCTCTTCTAACTGAAAGTGTAAATGTACCTCTTGCACTATCTACATTTGAAATATCAAATCTTAAGTTATCAGAAGAACCTGATACTAAAGAACCATCTGAATTTTCTTCTCCGTAAGTAGAACCAGAATGGTTATTATAGATAACTCCTTTACCTAATGTTTCTAATTCAAAAGGTGAATTTACCAGATCCAGATACATCTGTAATGTCTGTTGAAGTACCAGCAGCGTATGTGCCGTTTACTACTCTTGTTACTAAACAAGTGTTTCCTCCTTGATCAAAATAGCTTTTTACAGCCATTGAAGTTAAGAACTCATGTTTATCTGATCCTGATTCAAATGTTACTCCAAATTTCCTTGTATAGTCATTATACGAAGTAACGATTGTAGGAATCTCAACTGGTCCTTTTACTGTTGGTCCAAGGATTGCTGCTCCTGCCTCTACTGGTGCTGGTTGGATGAATGAAATGTCATTCTCTCTTTGAAATACACCTGGTGAGATTATTGTTTCTGCCATGTTAGGTAAAATTTATTTTATGTCTATAATAAATATATGTAGATAAGGTAAACCTACTGTTNCGGAAAGGGTATTTAACTACGTATATAAATAGACTAAAAGTTATGAAACCTACTCAGCTATAGGAGTAAACTCACCTGTCTCTATATCAATATTACCTTTCCCGTACTTCTCTTGCATTTCTTG